AGGTATCCCGAGAATACATGAAAGGGCTCTGACAATGGGCAAGATCATCGGCGCCATCACAGGCGCTAACTCTGCAAAGAAGGCGGCGGACGCACAGGCCCGTGCCTTGGAGGAACAGACCAAGCAGGCACAAGCCAATGCCGCAGAAGCTGCACGGCAAGCTGCAATCCAGACCACGCAAGCGCAGCAGCGCGAAGCGGCAACCCGCGAGGTGGAGGCCATGCAGCAGGCAGACGCCAGTGCGGCCAAGGCACCCGAGGTGGTTACAGGCGCTGCCTCGTCTAACACTAGCACGACTCGCAAGCGTGCTCGGTTCCAATCCACCGGTAGCACCATTCAGTCTGTGAGCATCTGACATGCGGAACGCAAGCTCTGAATGGATGCGGCTACAAGGCCGACGCCGGGGGCTGGAGAAACGCTGGGAGAAGTACGCATCGTTCACCCTTCCTCGCCTCTACACCGGCGAGCGATGGGACGAGGACACCGACGAGCTAGCCCATGACTGGCAGAGCGTTGGCGCGCAGGCTGTCAATCATGTGGTGAACAAGCTGATGCTTGCCCTGTTCGCACCGTCCCGCCCGTTCATGCGGCTGGAGGCTGATGCGAAGTGGCTGGCTACTCTGCCGCCCGGACTGGACAAGAGCAAGATTGACGAGGCCCTGAGCCAAGCCGAGCTTGAAGCAGTCAAGGCGATGGACGGCATCCAAGGCACACGTGCTAAGCTGTACCTCGCACTGGCTAATCTGGTCACCCTCGGCAACGTGTGTATGCACCTGCCCAAGGAGAAGGGCAAGCCGCCCCGCATCTACAACGTGGCGCAATACGTCGTCCGGCGTACAGGCACAGGGGACTTGAAGCAAGCGATCATCCGTGAGTGCTTGGCCTTCGATGAACTTGAGCCCAAGGTGCAGGCAGCAGTGCGCAGCGGCTCCGAGGGTTCACGCTACCAGCCCGACACCAAGGTGGAATACTTCCGGCAGATTTGCCGCAACGACCGGGGAGGCTACGAGCTTTACCAGTATGTGGACAAGGTTAAGCTGGGAGCTGAGTTCGAGGGCCGCTGGGCCGATGAAGCTAGCCTTGAATGGCGCTTCCTTACGTGGAACCTCAAGGACGGTAACAACTACGGGACTGGGCTTGTTGAGGACTACGCTGCGGACTTCGGCGGACTGAGCACCCTGAGCGAGGCGCAGATCAAGGGCGCGGTACTGGCTAGCGAATTCCGCTGGCTGGTGAACCCCGCAGGCATGACCAAGGTTGAGGACTTGGAGAACTCCGAGAACGGTGCCGCCCTGCCTGGGCAAGAAGGCGACGTATCCCTGGTGGCTAACTCCAAGCCCGGTGACCTCGCGGTGGTGGGCCAGGTGGTGCAAGACTACATTGGCCGCATCGGTCGTGGCTTCCTGCTGGGCTCTGCCACTACCCGCGATGCCGAGCGCGTGACCGCAGCCGAGATTCGCATGCAGGCCCAGGAGCTTGAGACTAGCTTCGGCGGCACCTACAGCAGCATCGCTGTGGGCATGCAGCTCCCGCTGTCCCGCTGGCTCCTGCGCAATGTCAACCTCGACGTTAACGGCACGCAGTTGAAGATCACCATTGTGACCGGGCTCGATGCCCTGTCCCGATCCGGTGACCTCGACAACCTGCGCGCCGCCCTGCAAGACCTTGCCAAAGTCGGCATGATTAAGCAGGCCGTGCCGGAACTGAACCGACGCGCTGTGACTGTAGCCATCCTCGCTGGACACGGCTTGCCCACAAGCAAGTACCTCCTGTCCGACGAGCAAGTGGCCGCTGAACAGCAAGCCGCACAGCAAGCCGCTATCAACGCACAAACCGCCAGCGAAGCCGCCACCGCAGGTGTGCAAGCTGGCATTGAACAAGGACAACCGACACAATGACCGAAGCATCGAACACTTCCCAATCCGGCCTCCCCGTAGGCGCGCAAGCCTTGCCCGAGGCACTGGGCGGCGCAGCCGCTGCAACCCAGGCGCAGGCGGGCCAAGCCCCTGCCCAAAGCCAGCCGCCTGCTGCCGCCCCTGCCGCAGCGCCTGATGTGCGGCTGGACGCACCAGCCGACGGTGTGACCCCGAACCCGGACACCTCGCAGGAATTCAGCTATGACCCAACTGGCGATGCCGGTCTGGACTACGCGCTGAACTTCGTGGGCAAGCTGGGCTACGGTGACACGCACCCCGCCATCCAGGCGGCACAGAAGGGGGACTTCTCACTGATCCGTGCCGAACTGGCGACCAAGGGCGTGGCTGGCTCTGACGCCGTGCTGGCGCTGGCCGAGCAGGCTTACACCCGCTTCGCCGCCGAGGATGCCAAGAAGTCCGAGGAACTGGCGGGCTTCGCTGCCCAAGCTGCTGGCTCTGCCGAGAACTGGGCGGTCGTCCGTGCATGGGCTGCGCAAGAAGCAACCCCGCAGGAGAAGGCTCAGGTCAATGCCGCGCTGGCGCAAGGCGGGCTGGTGGCACAGGGCGTCATCAGCCAACTGGTCAACCTGTACCAGCAGAAGCACACCCTGCCCAAGGACGCAGCCGATGTGGCTAAGCCCGGAGCAGTGGGCACTGCCGCCCCGAGCAATGAGCCCATGACCGCGAAGGCGTATGCCCAAGCTGTCGAAGCCCTTCGTCAGAAGCTGGGTAACCGTACCGAGGATAGCCCAGAGTACGCAGCCCTGCAATCTCAGCGACTCGCCGCCCGCCGCGCCGGTTACTGATCCCTTCCTGTCAATACATAGAATAGCCAACGTGGGTTGGCTTCTATCCCAACCTACCTAAAGGAAACAACATGCCATTGAATAGCGCAATCGTCACCTACCCCAACGCTCGCAACAGCGTTGACGCCACCCAAGCCGACAAGCTGGCCCTCGTTATCGAGGAGTTCACTGGCATGGTGGAAGGCACCATCAACCGTAAGTCTATCCTCGCTGACCAAATCCCAGTGCGTCAGGTGAAGGGTACGGCTACCTTCACCAACCATGCCGTTGGTAAGTCCACCTTGCAGAAGGTGGTTCCCGGCGTCGCACTGGACGGCATCAAGTCCGACTTTGCGAAGAACCAAGTGACGGTGGATACCACCATCGCTGCCCGCGAGTTCTTCCCGATGCTGGAAGTGTTCCAGACTCAGATGGACACCCGCCGCGAAGTGGCTAACGAGCAGGGCAAGGAAATTGCCAAGTTCCGCGATCAGGCTTGCCTGATCCAAGCCCTCAAGGCTGCACGCCTCACCGACTCCTCGTTCAGCCGAGGCTCTACGGGCAAGCCCTCCGGCCACTTCGGCGGCTCCCGCACTACGCTGGCAACGCTGGCCGATGCGCAAGACCCAGCCAAGCTGTACGCAGCCCTCACCGACACGCTGGTGAAGATGGAGAACAAGGACGTTGACCCCCGCTCCGACGATGTGGTGATTGTGGTGCGCCCCGCCTTCTACAACACCCTGATCCAAGCCGAGCAACTGGTCAACACCCAGTACGTGACGGCTGCTGGCAACAAGGTGAATGATGGCTGGGTGCTCAAGACCGCAGGCGTGCCTGTGTTCTCCAGCAACAACCTGCCCAATAGCAACATCACGGGGCACCACCTGTCCAATGCGTTCAACAGCAACGCCTACGACGGTGACTTCTCCAAGACCGTTGCTGCGATCTTCTCGCCCCGTGCGATCATGGCTGGTGAAACGATCCCCGTCACCTCGGATGTGTTCTTCGACAAGCTGATGCTGGCATGGTGCGTGCATTCGTACCTCGCCTTCGCTGTCGGCCCGAACCGTGCTGAATACGCGGCTGAAGTCGCGCTCGCCTGATCTAGGCTGATCCTAAGCCCCGGCTTGCCTTCGGGCATGGCTGGGGCTTTTTTTGCATTTAAGGAAACCAATATGGCCCTCACGACTCTTGCCGTGGTAAACGACATGCTCGGGCTGCTCGGTGAGCGCCGTGTCAACGCTATCGACGAGCCACATCCACTAATCCCCGATGCCCTCGCCAAGCTGGACACAGCAAGCTCGACGGTGCAGGCGGTGATGTGGTGGTTCAATGTCGAATACCCAACACTTACCCCGCAGGCTGGCACTGGCAATCTGCTTGTCCCCAACGACACAGCCGCCTGCGACTCACTGACCCAGTACCCGCGACTTGCGGTACGGGGCAACCGACTCTACAACCTGGACGATGTTACGGATGTGTTCACTGATCCAATCCGGGTGCGCCTGCACCGCATCGTCCCATTCGATGACTGCCCAATCCTAGCCCGTGCCCACATTGC